GTGGTCAGTTTCGATAATTTGCTGTAACTGCTCTTTGGTGAATTCTTTGGTAATTGTGCTCATGGGTAAGTCCTCGATGGTCGGCATGAAAGACAGGTCCGCGAAGAACTCGCCAAACCCAAAGCACACTGAATAAGCAAGGCGACCGTGATGCTTGTAGCAAGGGTTGGTGATATCGGTAGTTGCATACGTCGCGGTGATTTCTGCAACAACTTCCTCTGGTTTTGATGGGGTCTCTACCCATGGGATGCAAATCAGATCAAAGTCACGTGCCATCGTCCCGTGAATTGCCATGGCGTAACCGTGCTTACGCGCTATCTCTGCCAATGCAGGGTATAGAGCGCAGTAAACTGGTGCTAAGTTAGCTGGTTTCATGATGCCTCTCCTTTACCGGCTGCTGACTGAGCCGACTTAGACTCATCAGTGTTCCACTGCACATCACCACAGCACAGAATCCCGTTTGAAGCTGCGTGTCCAAACGCCTCTGTATGCTCGATAAAGGCATGTGCACACTGAAGATGGTGTGACAGCTCAGTAATCCGCCTGTCTTTGGCTTCCAGCTCATCCAGCAGCACCAGCACATCGCGAGTTTCCACGAACATATTCGGGTCGAAGTTATCAGCTGCTTTCGCTGCGGCTGATTTCAGTTTGTCGCGATCCTGTTTGTTGATGTTGCTCATTGGGCTGCCTCCTGGCGGTCTATGCGTTCAATTTCGGCCAGAATAAGTGCGCCAGCTTTCACCAGGTCACGGCGTGGATTTGTCGGCTTCCACCATTCTGGTGTCCACGGCCAATGCGCTGGCGTTGAGAGGCCTTGATTGTGTGCGTTAATCGCATAGCAAGCTGCAGCATCTGCCAGCTCACTGTTTTGATAGGCGTCGTCATGCTCCGATGTCCAACCCTCAACAGCCCTCTGCCGCTGACGTTCTGATATCACATCCAGAAGTGCAGGATTGAACGCCAGCACCTCCAGTTCAGCAATCCGCTTCTCTGCGGCTTCCAGCTTCTCGCGCATATCGTCAACGTACTCGACCAGAGATCCGCCAGCAGGAATTTCGCATTCCTCGACCAGTTGGAAGTAGATATCAGCTGCGGCCCGTGTGTTGCTATGCCTAGCGTCGCCCATCTCACCTTCACGAAGAGCATCGCGTTCGGCGGTAAGATTGGCTATTTTGCTGTCTTTGCCTTCCAGCTCAACACGCAGCTTCCCTACCGTTAACGCAATCTCCTCGTTCTCCTGGTCGCGGCGTTTGATGTATTGCTGGTTTCTTTCCCGTTCATCCAGCAGTGCCAGCACAACCTGAGGTGTGACCTTCATACGAAATGCCAGCAATTTTTGTGGTGTGGCTGCTATTTTTATTGCTTCTGCCGCCTCACGCAGAGCCTGATAGTTAATCTCGCTCACTGGTTGCCTCCTTTGCGAAGCTGTTCGGCGATATCTTCGAGAACACCATCAGAGAATGAGCGGTCAAAATCGCCTTCCGGCGCATTAGCCATAAACTCAGTAGAGGTAAGAATCATCCTGGCAATATCGGCGGCGTTCTTCGCGGTATCTTCGATAAAACCAGCTTCCCATGCGGCCAGCATTCGATTTGCTACAAAATGCGCACCTTCCTTGTGTGCCTGAGCCCGCACTTCAGCCAGGATTGCGTCGGTGGCTGGGGTTTCACAGTAAGCAACACGCAAATTAGGCATGCACTTATCCATCATCTGCTCCATTTCGCCAGGCTCAGCAGCAGCCCAATGAGCCAATGTTTCTTTCGCTGCCGCCTTCAGCCCCGCATTCTCCGCCGCCAGCTCCCTGCACTTGCTCTCGGCGTTAGCGAGCTGTACTGCCATGTCTGTGACTTCGGCTTCAAGTTTTTCAGCATATTCAATCAGGAGATCGATTCTTTCCGGCGTTACGGTTTTAACGTATTTGCAAATCGATGACGCATAATTATCATCCTGGAGTGTGCCAGCCAGGCCATTACAAAATTTGCGGTTCCCTTTTGTCGCCTTGATATCGGCGATGATTTTTTTAACATCTGGTTTCATGCTGACACCCTCCCGTAAAACGCCAGTACACGCTTCATTGCCACGCTGTTGCGGCATTCCTGAAATATTCCGTTGGTGCAGCTGCGCGCTGTACCAGCTTGCTCTTCCGGCGTCGCCAGGCGATAAGTCACCGTTCGCCAGACCTTGCTCACGCGGACAATCTTGCGGGACCGTTCCAGATCGATAGCATTCTTCGTGATGCAGTTGATGGTCATGCCGCACTCTGTGGCCACATCCTTCGCGGTGAAGGTCCGGTGCGTTTCGAGATAACGCAGAATTGCCTGTTTGCCTTTCATTGGATAAGCCCTCTCTCTTTCCCTCGCTGATACTCTTCCCAAAGCCATTGGGCCGGGGTTAGAGCTCCGAGAGTCGCTGCGTTTGGCATGCACCCGAAGCTTTTTCCTTCCGGGTGATAACCGGCCTGACGGCTCACGTGATTTGTCGGGATCACTTCATCAGAATTCTCGAGCGCCAGGACGGGGGATGGTATTTTTTCCCCACCAGCAACTTTCAGCGCCCATTCCTCAAGTTTTTTTGACGCGTATTTTTCAGTTTCAGCCTCGCTCAGCTGGCGCTGGTACATCGCTCTGCGCGTATCGGTCACAATCCAGTACATGACGTCATGAGACCACGGGAAAGCTTCTGCTCCGCCGGTATGCAGCCCTTTTTCGCGGCTATACCGATGGAACTCATTCATCACATCAGCCAGGCCAATGCCAAGTACCGTGCCGCTATCCTTGCACCATTTGATGAATTGCCCCGGAGAAGGCCAGAAGGGTGATTCACTGGCGCGGGCATGCCGTACACCTGCGGAAAGTTGTTCGCGGGTGCGGATCCCATTCTCTGAAAACGCTGCGATCCACTGACGCTTTGCCGTTTTCTCGTCTGCGTCAGTTTTCAGGTTTGTCTGCGTAGACGCAGGGAAAATCTGCTTCAGCTGCCGAAATAGAGAATCAACAAGCCCCTCAGCCTCAGGGTTGATAACCTTCTGCTGGTCGGTACTTCCGTTCGCCATTCTGGAAAGTAGCGCACCATCACGGCCGTTAACGGCTTGCATAATCTGATTATTCACAGGAAGTCCTCCCATCCCTCGCGGCTGTTCCAGTGAGGCGTTTCCTGCTCGGCACGACCACGCTTAGCCAGCGGGTTAACCCTGGCATTCCGGATCCAGACTCTGAAAGCCGAATTCCAGTCGATTAGCTGCGTGCCACGGGAAAGGTGATAGTCCCGGAAGTTCAGCAGCTCAGTTTCAATGCTCACCCCCTTCTCGGCAGCCATGGCAATGTGATCTGCTGATGGCTTAAACAGGGGCGGGAATGGAATCTCCCCGTTTGGTGAAATCCCGATCCGCCGCTTAGCGGCTTCGCTCATAAAACCATCGCGCCCAGAGAGAGAGTTAGGTTCAGTGACTGGTTCAAAAGAGTGACTGGTTCTGGTGCCATCTGGTGGCACAGGGGGTGTGCAATCAGATGGCATAGGGTGTGCTTCTTCGTGGCATACCCCTGTGCAATTTAATGGCATAGGGGTGGCATCTAATTTCAGGTAATACACATTTGACGTGTTACCTTTTCCGTTGTTGACGCCAACACGGTTCTCACGCCTGATAAGCCCCATTTCTTCAAGCGCATCAATATGGTTACGAACAGCCGTTCTGCTGCATTCGCATTGGTCGGCGATATGTTGATACGAAGGCCAGCATTCGCCTTTATCGTTGGCGTTATCGGCCAACTTAATCAGGACGAGCTTACGCAGTGAGTTTCCCACTTTGACCCCCATTGCTTTCGCCATAAGTGACATGCTCACGTGCTACCTCCGGTTTGTTTACTCTCTTCGATTTACTTGGCATAATTGCCTCGCAATTGACTGACGTTTATTGCACCAGAAAGCCGTTGGTGTTCGCGCACCGCGGCTTTCGCCATTTCTGTAGTTCTCACATAACCCCCAGCATCGACGTAACCATCGTCATCAGCGGTCCTACCTGCTCCGGCATGAGGCGGAACAGCGACGCTATACCCTCGCTTACCTCTTTCAGCTTTTGATGCTCTGGTGCGTCCAGCAGCACGGCCTGTTTAGCCTCTGCGAGTTCTTTCTCGGCTTCAGCCAGACGAGACATTTTGCAATCGGCACCGATCAGGCGAGTGCGATACTCAACCGGCAGCACGGCCATGATTGCCGGTGTCAGCTGGCGAATGTTGTTGGCGGCGTATTCGGTGTCGCCGTCGATCCAGCGGAATACCTTCTGCATCTGGCGGTGCGAGTCGGTCGGGATATCCAGACCGGTTCCGCCGGTTTCCCGCCACTCTTCTACAATCAGCGCTGCGACAAATTCACGGCTGCGGCAATCAGCTGCCCAGGCGCGTACTGCCGCGCGGATCCCATCGATGTTTGACGCCGAGGAATCAGACTCCCGGCGATTCTGGTAAATCATCGCCGTTGGCGAAAATTTGTTACCTTGTTGATACGCAAGTGAATGCATTGCTTTCCCTTTCGTGGTTAGGGCCGCCGGTTAGGCGGCATGGTTGTCAGGGTGTGGAAAGATGGAAGGCAGGTCCGGGCGGAATTCATGAGCCTGGATTTCACCACCAACCGCTTTCACCAGCTCAGGAACGTGAACCGGGGAGATGCGTTTCTTTCCGTTAAGCCAGTCGCAGATAGTGGACTGGGCTTTACCGCAACGTTTTGCCAGTTCTTTCTGGCTGCCAGCGATGGCGATCGCTTTCTCTACTGCGGAGTTCTTCTCTACTGTTGGGGTCTTCATAATCACCTCAGCTATCAGTTTAAAGCGATTATGGTTATCACTTTAGCGAATGTCAATCGCATAGGCGATTTTTTGCTAAATAATTGCTTGAGCGATAGAGTTAAAGGAGTCATTAACAGAGGTGAATATGGGATTCTCGGAGCGCCTGGCGCAGGCAATGAAATATGCTGGATATACACAGGGCCGATTAGCCAAAGATGTCGGCATGGCTCAGTCCAGCGTCAATAAGCTACTCAAGGAAGCGAACGGCTCCCGTAAAACTGTTGAGATTGCCTCTGTTCTTGGTGTGCGGCCGGAGTGGCTGTCTACTGGTGAAGGGGAAATGGCTTCCAGTAGCGCAAGAGAACCGTCTGCGCTATACCAGGTTAAGCCGTCACTGAATGGGATTTACCGCGTGGATGTACTCGACGTTAAAGCCAGCGCTGGACCGGGCAGCATTGTCACCAGCGATTTCATTGAAACTATCCGAGCCATTGAATACACGACTGAGCAGGCGCGAGCCTTGTTCGGCAATCGTCCAGCTGCGCATGTCAAAGTGATCACAGTTAATGGTGACAGCATGGACGGCACTATTTCACCTGGTGATCAGATCTTCGTTGATACCGGTGTTACGCACTTTGATGGTGACGGTGTATACGTCTTCGTATTTGGGAAGACACTGCACGTTAAGCGCCTGCAGATGCAGCGAGACAGGCTGGCAGTAATATCCGATAACCCGATTTACGAAAAATGGTACGTCGAGCCTGAAGATGAGGACGCGTTCTACGTCATGGCTAAAGTACTGCTGAGACAGTCAGTCGATTATAAAAGATTCGCATAACAAAATTTACACAGTAATTACTCTGGGATGGGAAGATGAAAAAATTAGCAGCTGTAGTTATCGCCTCTGCATTGCTCAGCGCGTGTGCGCAACCACCTTATGCCCGTATTGCTTCTGATTACGATCAGAAGATGGCTGAGGCTAAAAAACATGATGCCGAGTTTGCCGAGAAGGTGAGAAATATCAATCTTGAAACAGCCGATGTCGGTGAAAAGCCAAAGAACTATAAAGAGCTGGTTCAGGCAACAATCAAGGATGCCTTAAAGGATCCTGATTCCGCGAAATTCAGCGACTTCTCTCCACTCCGCAAAGAGGTTATGGTTGAGAACAGGAACTTTGTTTACGGTTACTCGACGTGTGTTTTCGTGAACGCAAAAAATTCTTATGGCGGATACACAGGTAAGCAACTCTACTGGGCCTTTATCCGCAACGGACAGGTTCTTAGGTTTAAGAATACCAATGACGAGTACGGAGACTTGATCTTCGTAGGCAGGAAAGTTAACTGCAACTGATTAACCAACCGGCGAAAGCCGGTTTTTTTATACCTCCATCTTCTACCTTCAATTCTCTCCCATCAAACCGCCTTCAACATCACTTTTTCCTACTTCGTTTAAAAAAAATATCGCTTTAACATTCAATGCATTATCGCTTTATCGATGGTAAATATCGTTTTGGCGATTGACTGAAATAATCGCTTTAGCTATTGTTAGCCCATCGAAACGAAACATCGACAGCTGAGCGAAGTTAGCCAGCGGCGAAGTGGGGATTCGGTCAGTCGAACGGCGCGACAGTAAACCATGCGTCGGGAGCGCGGCGGGTTCAGGATGAACGGCAATGCTGCTCATTAGCGAGAAGGCTTTTTTGCTTTTAGTCACAAAAGCAAAGCAGCTTTTTGATATAGAAAAAGAAAAAGGAGGCTGATTTGAAGGTGGTACTGTCTGCCTGCCAAAAGTTGCGCTTTTCGCAGCTGGTCATCGTACGAGTAAGCAGGTTACAGCGAGGTAAGTGATGAATCAGACATACATTCCATCATGCTTGAGAAATCTGCCAAAGCAGAAAGCAAAGCCCCGAAAGCAATCCATAAAGGACGCTAAGGCAGAGGTTATCGATCAAGCAATACAATTGCTCAGGGAGGAGTTAAGAAGTGGCAAGCTCGAAGGAATGATGATGCCCTATCAGCGCGGATATCTATCGGCGATTAGTAAGTTGGAAGTATTGAAGAGTGAATTATGAACTATCTGGAATTTCCGGATGGTTCATTGTTTTGGCAGCAAACCACTTATTTGAGAGGAATTAATATGTCATCAATCCGCTTAACTACGAGAATGAAAGAGGAAATCTCTCGTAACGCTTTAATTAAGTCTGGGGTTTTCACTGAACTTGAAGAAGTAACAAAGTTAAAGAACCAGCTTGCACTTGACGCCAGAGTTATTGCGTTTGGCGGTAAAAAGAAAACTGAGGAAGTGGATCAGTTATCATCCAAGTTGGTAGCTATAAGTGAAGAACTTGGAAAGATGGGATGTTCATTTTACTCATACGATGTTCTTTCTACTTCAATTTATCTGACTGTATCTGGCAGAAGGGTTGGATGGCTTTCATATGGGAAAGACGGCAACGGCGAAGATATATTGCTCCCTGCTCCGAACGAAGATAAATGCATGTTTAGCGCAGAACACGAAATAACAAAAAGGTTTGATGAAATCTGCGCATTGCAACAAAAACTTGAAGCCAAGAAAAAGGATATCGAATCAAATGTATGGGCTGCTTTGAACTCAGTCACAACAGTTAA